TAATCAATGTCAAATAAACTAGTAGTTTCTGATTACGATTTTGACGCAATCAAAATAAACTTAAAATCCTTTTTACAAGGTCAAACACAATTCCAAGATTACGATTTTGAAGGTAGTTCTTTAAATATCTTATTGGATATTTTATCTTACAATACACATTATCTTGCTTACTTGGCAAACATGTCAACTAACGAATTATATCTTGATAGTGCAGACATAAGAAATAATATTGTATCTTTAGCAAAGATGATTGGTTACACACCATCATCACCTAGAGCGCCTATGGCGTCTATTGATGTCACATTGAACAATGCTACAGGCACAAGTGTAACAATGAATAAAGGAACAGTTTTCACAACAAGTGTAGATGATGTTTCTTATCAGTATGTAACAAATTCAGATGTTACAGTTACACCGTCAGCAGGTATTTACAAGTTTAATGATTTGCCTATTTACGAGGGTACTTTAGTAACATTTAAATACACAGTTGACATTACAGATGTTGACCAGAAATTTATTATACCAAGTGCTAGAGCAGATACATCTACATTATTGGTAAAAGTACAAAACAGTTCTAGTGATACTACAGTAGAAACATATTCATTAGCAGGTGGTTACAACAATGTAACTGATAAATCAAAAGTTTATTTTATACAAGAAGGCCAAGACGGTAAATATGAAATTTATTTTGGCGATGGTATAAATGGTAAAAAAGTTGGTGATGGTAACATTGTTATATTAGAATACATTGTTACAAATATTACAGACTCAAATGGCGCAAGTTCATTTAGTTTGGCAGGTAATATCGGTGGTTTTACAGATGTTACAATTTCAACAGTATCAAGTGCTCAAGGTGGCGCTGAAAGTGAATCAGATGAATCAATTAGATTAAATGCACCTTTACAATATGCAGCTCAAGAGAGAGCTGTTACAACAAAAGATTATGAAACTTTAGTTAAGTCAATTTATCCTAACGCATTATCAGTTAGTGCTTGGGGTGGTGAAGATGACGAAACGCCAAGATATGGTATTGTTAAAATCGGTATCAAAGCTGCTTCAGGTTCAACACTTACAGAAACAACCAAACAAGATATTGTTAATAAACTTAAACCATACAATGTCGCTTCAGTATCTCCTCAAATTGTGGATCCTGAAACAACTTCGGTATTATTAACATCAACAGTAAAATATAATACATCTACAACAATCAAATCTAGTGATACTTTAAAATCAGAAATTATTACTGCTATTACAAATTATAATACAAACACTCTACAACAGTTTGATTCAATTTATAGACACTCTAAACTAACAGGTATTATTGATGGTGTTGATTCAAGTATTCTTTCAAATATCACAACAGTAAAAATTAGAAAATCTTTTACACCAACTTTAGGTTCATCAAACAAGTATAATGTTTACTTTAGAAATGCATTGTTTAATCCTCATTCAGGTCATAATATGACTGCTGGTGGTATTTTAAATTCTACAGGTTTCAAAGTAACAGGTAATGATAATGAAATGTTTTTTGATGATGACGGTAAAGGTAATGTAAGAAGATATTTTTTAGCTTCAGGTATTAGAACATACGCAAATGAAACACAAGGTACAATTGATTATACTTCAGGAGATATTACATTGAATTCATTAAATGTTGCTTCTATCTCAAATATTAGAGGTGCAACTTCAACAGTCATTGAATTAACAACAACACCCGATTCAAATGATGTGGTTCCTGTAAGAGACCAAATAGTAGAAATAGATGTATCGAATTCAGGAATTACGGTTACAGCAGACACATTTGTAGGAGGCTCAGCTGATGCTGGTGTAGGCTATACAACAACATCAAGCTATTAATGAACAATGGCAAAATTTAATGATAAAATTTCAACGATACTTAACAGCCAACTACCAGAATTCGTTGTTGCTGACCACCCGAAATTTGCCGAATTTCTTAAAGTCTATTATCAACTTTTAGAATCAGCAGAATTATCTATTGACACTATTGAGGGTACAGATGGTATTCTACTTCAATCAGAAACAGGTCAAACAAACAATTTAGTTTTAAACTCTAGTCGTAAAGATACAGCACGAACATTTTTAGACCAAGGCGATAAGGTACTTTTAGAAGAATCTACTTATGGTAAATTTACTAGAGGTGAAGTTGTTACAGGTCAAACATCAAATGCAACAGCAACAGTTCTAGTTGAAGACATTGCAAACAACAGATTAATTATATCAGCACAAGATAAGTTTATAGACACAGAAAAAATTGTTGGTACAAACTCTGGTGCTCAAGCAAGTATCACAAATTATAGACCTAATCCTGTTAACAATATTACAGACCTAATAAACTTTAGGGATCCTGATAGAGTTATCAATCATTTCTTAACACAGATGAGAGATGAGTTCTTAACAACACTACCAGAAAATTTAGCTGCAGGTGTTGATAGAAGAAAATTAATTAAAAATATTAAATCACTTTACAGGTCAAAAGGTTCAGTTCGTGGCCATGAAATGTTTTTTAGAATATTATTTGGCGAAACTTCGGAAACAATTTATCCTAGAGAACAAATGCTTAAGGCTTCTGATGGTCAGTTTGACTCATTAAAAGTATTAAGAGTTATTGCAACAGTAGGTGACGCAACATTACTAATTGGTAGAACAGTAACAGGACAAACATCAAATACAACTGCTATCGTAGAAAACACTTCTACATTTCAGATTGGTGCTTCTACAGTAACACAGTTAATCTTAAATTCAGATAGTATTCAAGGAACATTTTTAGTTGGTGAAGAAATACAAGGTACTACAGATGACCTTGACGATTACTTTATCAAAGCAAATATTACAGGTATACCTGGTTCTAAAAATATTACAAATGATGGTTCTTTAAATAAAACCTCTGATACTATTACATTGACAGCAGGTGGTGAGGGTGCATTATTTCAGATTGAAGATATTGGTCCAGGAAAAGTTACAGAAATTGTAATAGATAATAAAGGTACTGGATATGAAATAGGTGACCCATTAACTTTTGTAGATACAGATACTAACGGTAAAAATGCGGCCGGTTTTGTAAGAGTTGTGAATGGTGGTATTGCAGACCAAAATGGTACAAATGACGCAGCTACTGGTGTTGAAGACAGTATTGTTTTAGAAGATGAAACTACAAGAGGTGACGCATATACTGGTAGAGATATAGTACAAGAAAAATTTACTGGATTACAAACAATTGAAAAGATATTTTTAACAAGTGGTGGTAATCAATATACTTCACTACCAACAGTTAGTGTAACTTCATCAACAGGTTCAAATGCAATTGTAAAAGCATATGGTGATGAAATAGGTAAAATTGTTAGATTGAAAACAGTAGAGTTAGGTAGAAGTTACGAAACAGCACCTACACCTCCTGTTTTAGGTTTCTTTAATAATATGATTGTTACAACTATCGTTGGTTCATTCATTACAGCTTCTACAGTTACAGGTGATACTTCAGGTGCGACAGGTACGGTTGTAGAATTTGATAATCCTAGAGGTCTATTAAGAATTAAAGGTGTAACAGGTACTTTTCAATTAGATGAAACAATATCATCTAGTTCAGGTGGAACATGTACACTTAAAAAATTAGATATTGCTACAGCAAGTGTAAATGTCGTTTCCGTATCAGACACAGACGGTGCGTTTATTAGTGAAAGAGGTAAACTTTCAGAAACTACAATGAGAGTACAAGATAGTTTATACTATCAAGATTATTCTTATGTAATTAAAGTTGGTCAATCAATCGCTAGATGGCGTGACGCATTTAAAAAGACTATGCATACAGCAGGTTTTTATTTTACAGGTCAAGTTGATATTGAATCAAGAATAATTGTAACAGCAAAAGGTCCTGTTGAAGGTGTTACTTCAGGAACAATTGAAGCACCATTATTGTCACTTGTTAATACATTATTTGTAACAGTATTTGGTAGAAGATTAGGAACAGCTTCAGATGGTTCTAATTTAAGAGCTACGCCACAAGTTGGTGGTAATTCAGATGTAAGTAATGACTTTGAAGACCACTTTGACGCAAACACTAGAGATTTGACGGCTAGTAGAGAAGACATAACAATAGACTATTTAAGTAGACCTAGAAACTTGATTGTAGATAATGCTGGTGTTACACATGATGTAAGAAGTGGTTATGCATACGGTGGACCAAGATTTAGTTCATTGAATAAATATGCTAATACAGCATTTGGTTTGTCAGCCTCTGGTTCAGCGGCTAACTCATTCCAAAACTTAAATAACATTAAGATACAAGGTACTAAAACTGCTCTTGACGGACAACAAGTACCTATATTCTTATTTACTTCAAGTAGTATAGGTGGTGGAATTAAGATGAATTATGCGTTTCCTTGTGAGATAGGTACAAATGCTGACTTGTTTAGTAATACACTAACTAAATTTGATACAGACACAACAACATTTGATAAAACAACACCATAAAAACTTTATAAATAGTACAAAGAGATAGAGGCAAATGGCAAAACAAACAATAAACAGAGGGTCTTTAGCAAACGACGGAACAGGTGATAACCTCCGTGCTGGCGCTAATAAAGTCAATTCAAACTTTGACGAAATCTATACAGCTATAGGTAATGGAAGTACGATTGACGGTACTATTAAAGTAGCTGATGATTCATCTACAGTAGCAACAATTTCTGCTAATGGCGAAACATTAAAAATTCTAGGTGGTACTGCCATCACTAGTGTGTTATCAGGTAACACATTAACAATTTCTGCTGACGCTTCATCTCTATTGACAGCAACTGGTTCTGCTACAATCACAAATAAAACTATTGATTTAACTGATAACACTTTATCAACTACACTTGCAGAATTAAACACAGCAGTTTCAGACGCAACAGTAGTATCTACTGCTGGTTCAGAAACATTAACTAATAAAACTATTAACGGACCTGATAATACACTTACAAATATTCCTAATAGTGCTTTAGATAGTATTACCAATGCTAAATTAACAAATTCTACTATTTCAATAAAAGATGACGCAAGTACAATAGATACCGTAGCATTAGGCGAAACACTTACTTTTGAAGGTGGTTCTGGAATTACAACAACTGTTACAGGAAATAAAGTAACTTTTGCTACAGACGGTTCAATTGTAACCGAAACATCTACAGACACATTAACTAATAAAACAATTAGTGGTGCAGATAACACAATTACAAATTTAACATTTGATAGTACAACAAGTGGTTCAAAAATAAGATTTAACTTT